ATGACGATAACTATAGAAAAATTAAAAGAAAACTTTGAAAAAGAAGGAAAAACACTGGCTTCTTGGGCACGTGAAAACGGCTACAAGCCGCGTGAAGTTTACTTAGTTGTCGGCGGTCAAAATAAAGCCAAATACGGCAAGGGTTTCGAGATCGCACGAAAGCTAGGGCTGAAATGAGGTTGATTTTATGGAAAAAATATCTAGCCGAGAGTTGTCGGTCGTCTTGAATAAGTCAAGACAGGCGTTAGACAAAATGGCAATAAGGCAGAACTGGACCTATAAATTTTCAGACGGCCAAGGGAAAGGCGGAAAAGTCAAGCAATACCTAATCTCCAGCCTACCCCCCGAAATCCGCAATGCGATCCAGCAGAAACAGGCGGAAAGTTTGTTGGCTGAAAGTGAGAATTTGGTGGAAACGCTGCCTGCGGCAGTCGGCAAAGCACCGGCCAAACAAGCGAATACGCAGCTTGGTCTGCCGATTGATGAAGCAGTCGGCGGTTTGACGGAAAAGCAACGGCAATGTGCTCATGCGCGGATGTCGATTGTGGCGGAGGTGTTGAAAATGCACCGTATCGGCGGCTTGAAAATCAGTTATGCGCAGGCTTATGTGCTGGAGCAGTTGGAGCAAGGCAGATTGCCGCAGTATTTGGTGGATTTGTTGCCGTTGGCGAATGCGCGAAGCGGTGGTGAAGTGAAGTTGTCTATGCGCTCTTTAAAGGAATGGACGATTGCTTACCGTAAGGCGGCTACACCCAACGAGCGGTTGATGGCGTTGGCACCGAAGTCGACACGCAAGGCGGTGCCGCTGTCGGAATACCGTTGGTTGCCGCATTTTATCCGTTTTCACAATGTGCCGAGCGCGCCGAAATTGGCGCACAGCTATGGGTTGTTTGCGGATTGGTGGGAAAAGCATATGCCGATTAATGAAATGCCAACTGAAAGCCAGGTGCGACGTGTTTGGGAGAAATTGCCGATGATTATGCAGGAACGTGGTCGCCGAACCGGCGCGGCATATAAGGCGTTGATGCCTTATGTGAAGCGTGACTGGGGGGCGTTGAAGCCGAATGATGTTTGGATTGGCGACGGCCACAGCTTTAAGGCGAAGGTGGCGCACCCTGTACACGGCAGGCCGTTTAAGCCGGAAGTGACGGTGATTTTGGACGGCTGCACGCGGATGGTGATGGGGTTTTCGGTGAGTTTGGCAGAAAGTTGTGTGGCGGTGTGTGATGCGCTGCGGATTGGGGTCAAGCATTTTGGTGTGCCGTTGATGTATTACTCGGATAACGGTGGCGGCCAAACGGGTAAAACCATCGACCATGAGATTACGGGTATTGCGGCACGGCTGGGTATCCATCATGAGACGGGGTTGCCGGGCAATCCGCAGGGGCGCGGCATTATCGAACGCTGGTGGAAAGACAATTTGATTCGGATGGCGCGACAGTATGAGACGTTTACCGGCGAAGGGATGGACAGCAGCACGAAAAACCTGACTTACCGTAAGTTGGAAAGTGCGTTTAATGCGCTGGAGCAAGGTAAGGAGTTGACGGCGGAACAGCAGAAATGGGCGGCGAAGCTGCCTAGCTGGAAGCAGTTTATCGCTGATGTGTTGGCCTGTATTGAGGAATACAACAACCGCCCACACCGCGAGCTGCCGAAAACGGCAGACGGGTCGCACTATACGCCGAAGCAATACCGTGATGCACGCATGATTTCAGACGGCCTGACCCCTGATTTCTTGGCGGAGGAGGAAGAAGAAACGCTGTTCCGTCCGCAGGAAATCCGCAAGGTGCAGCGTGGTTGGTTGGATTTGTTTAACAACCAGTATTTCAGCGTGGATTTGGCTGAGTATCACAAAGACGAGGTACGTGTGGCTTATGACTTAGACGATGCTCAGAGTGTGTTGGTGTATGACATGGCCGGTAAGTTTTTATGCAAGGCCAAACTCGACGGCAACAAACGCCCTGCAATGCCGATTTCGCGCCGCGACCAACTGGCGGAAAACCGCCGTAAAGGTAAGGTTAAACGTGCGGAAAACGTCATCAAACTGGCAAATGCGGAAATCAATCCTGCTTTGGAACACGCGCAAACGTGGGATGAGCTGGGCAATTTGGGGGCAGCCCTTGATGTGATTGAAGCGGAATATGCGGTATTGCCGAAAACAGGAACGGATGATTTTGAACTTTTTGAAGCAGATATGTAGGAGATGGAGATGGAACAGACAGTAAAAAAGCCCGAGTGTTTCTCGGCGGAAACATTACGGGCAGAACAGACTAAGCGAGAGACTCTGCGTCGGCAACGAGTAGAAGCAATGAATCGAAATGTTCACGTATTGGGTCATCTTCAGGTAAGTGAGCAACCTGAGCAGTTAGAAAGCGGCGAACCTGTTCAATCGAAGTCGGCTCTTGGCGGGTAATCCGCTGAAGCAGCCAAGCCAGGACGGCAGTATCGGCGATGGAAATCTGCTCCAATTCCTGAAGACTGATTTCAATCATATTCAGACGTTTTTCCAAGTCGGGCAAATCATTCATTTCAGACGGCCTTTAAGGGTTGTTGAAAATTTAAGGATAGTAAAAATGAAAAACCAAATCAACAAGGCATTACAACAGCGTTTTATCGAATTTAAAGAGCGCTCGGGCTTGAGCCAAAGCCAGCTTGCCCGAGCCATCGGCAGCTCCGTGTCGCAAATCAATATGTATTTAAAGGGCAATTATGCCGAACACGGCGGCAAATATGAAACAGTCGAGAAAAAAATCGAAACCTATTTGGACGTGCAGGAAAGCAAGGCACAACGTGAAGAACTGAACATCGGCTTTGTGTCTACGCCTACCATGCGCCGCATTATGGGCACCATGCTGGAAGCGCACGAAGGCGGTGAGGTGGTGGTGATTTACGGTCAGGCCGGTTTGGGCAAAACGCAGGCGGTAAAACGCTACTGCGAAAAAAATCCGACCGCCATCTTAATTGAAGCGAATCCGAGCTTTAATGCGCTGGTGTTGATGCGCAAATTGGCAACGGCGTGCAAGCTGGTCAATACGGGCAGCCTGAATGATTTGTTTGAAGCGGTGGCCGACCGTTTGCGTGATTCAGGTCGTCTGATTGTGGTGGATGAAGCGGAAAACCTGCCTTTGCGTGCCTTAGAGATTTTGCGCCGCCTGCACGATGAAACGGGCTGCGGCTTGGTGATGAGCGGTATGCCGCGACTGGTAGTCAACCTGCGCGGTAAGCATGGCGAGCTGGTGCAGCTTTACAGCCGCGTATCGGTTGCCCTGCCGCTTGGCGACAGCCTGCCGGACGATGAGTTGATGGCGATTGCACAAACTGCGTTGCCGGAAGCGGATGCAGAAACGTTGGCGGAAGTTGTGAAACAAGCCAACGGTAATACGCGCCGCATGAGTAAGCTGATGTGTGGTGCGGTGCGCACCGCAAATAAAAACGGTATCCAGCTTCAGGCTGGGATCGTGAAAAAGTACAGCACGTTAATTATCCGTTAAAAGGCCGTCTGAAATGAAGCGTGAATATACGGTACACGCAGGGGTGTACGAAGATACTTGGCATGATTATGCCACTCATAAGCGGCACAAGATTTGGCGGGCGGATGTGCGCGCCAAGCGCAAGGAAGGCTTTGCATGGCTGCAAATCCGCCGCGCTCGAAAGCGTTTTGAGTGTAAGGAGGAAGCCAAAGAATGGGCGGATCAGGTTAAGGCGGATTGGATGCGGAATAATTTTTTTGCCTTACGAAAATATTAAGTATTTGATTTATAAGGATTTGAAAAATGATTGAGTATGTGAAACATTTGCTGGCGGGCATGGTGAGCGCGGTGTTGTTGTTTGCTGCGGGGGTGTTACTGCATACCTGTACGGCGCAGCCGGTGCAGGCGCAAGGGGCAAGTTTGGAACGCTCGGCGGACATGGCGGCGCAGGCGGAAGTGATGAAGGTGGAAGCGCAATACGACAGCATGAGCGCGGACAGCAAGATGGAAGGAATCGTCTATGAATAAGCCGAAACGCCCGACACGCAAGGCGCGTGAGCTGGCATTGAAACAGGCGGTGGCGGACATCAAACGCCGCTTTGGGGATAAGGCGATACAGAAAGGATGGCGAAAATGAGTTTCGGCAGACGCAATCAGGATTGGCAAGCCTACGGCCAACACCGCCGCCGCGTTTGGACATGGCAGGCGCGGAAGAAGCAGGAAACGGCGGAGGAATATCAGGCGCGGATGAAGCGGGAAACGGAAGAATTGATGAAAAAGGAGCAGGAAAAATGATGTGGATCGCTTTGGGATTGGCGGCATTGGTCTGCTTAGGCTTGCTGCTGGAATTTTTGGCGCGGCTGGTGGTGCTGCGGATGATCGGCGACGGTTACGACGACCATTAAAACGGCAAGCTGTTGATACGGCTATATATTTTTTGCCTTGTGAAAATTGTAAGGTGTTGATTTAAAAGGATTTTAAAAATGGATAAGGAAAAAGCCTTAAACAAAATCAAAAAGTGTTTGGCCTTGAGTAAGTCGGCCAACGAGCATGAAGCGGCGCAAGCATTGAAGCAGGCACAGGCGTTGATGAAGCAATACGGCATTAACGAGCAGGATATTGAACTGTCGGCCATACAGGAAACAGAGGGCTTGGCTTGTGCGCAGACGTTACCGCAATGGCAGGGTTATTTGGCCGGTGTGGTAGCGAGAAGTTTCGGGGTGTGCAGTTATGTTGACTACGCATTTAACCCCAAAAAAATGAAAGTGGAAGGCCGTCTGAAATTTTACGGTATGAATCCCCGCAACGAATTGGCGGAGTACGCTTATCAAGTATTGCTGCGCCAACTCAAAGCAGCCCGCGCCGACTACATCAAAACGCAGCTTGCACGAGTTCGTCTTGCCAAAAACAAAACCATGCGTGCCGACGAGTTTTGCTTAGGCTGGATTGCCGTTGTAAGTAAAAAGGTAGATGTTTTCGCCAATGGCGAACGAGAAACGGAGCTGCTGGAGCTCTGGAAAGAAAACAAAGGGCTGACAACAAGCAAATTGAAGTTGAGCAAAGGCAAATCCCTGCGCGACCGTGTAAACGGCTGGGAAAAAGGCCAAGAGGCTGCGCTCAACCATGCGATGAACAGCACAGAAAACCAAAAACTGGAGGATAAATCATGACCAACAAACAACTTATCGAATGGCTCGAAGACCGTGGCGAGTTGGTCGTCAGCAAGTCGGACGGCGGTAATTTTGTGGTGGTGGCGCGGCAAGGCGGCGTGATGAAAACGGCGGAAGCGGCTACTTTGGAAAGAGCGATTATGTTGTGGGAGGAAGCGTGATGAACATCGCAAAACCTGAAAAACAAGATTTGGCGGCCGCGTGGAATCTTATCCGTATGATCGATAACGTGAGCTATGAACTCAATCCGTTAAAGCCGGCTGGCGACGGCGATTACGAGTGGCTGGAAGATAAAGACAAGGCCGCCGTGCTGGATGCCGTGATTGAGGCCTACGACAACTGCAACTTGGGCTGGCTGATGACGGCACTTGAAACGCTGCTCTCTCCGATAAACGGCATTGTGAACCAAGAGGCATATACATTGGAATTCCATCCGCGGCTGAAGGCTTGCTTGGATGGGTTGCAAGAAGGGAAGGAATCATGATTTGCCGCTGCCCCAACTGCGGTGCGGTCAACAGCTTGGACAGTCTGGTCAACGACGCGTCAGCCGCCGAAATCATGAAAATGTTTTTAGGGCTGGATGCCGACATCAGCCAAGTACTTATCCGCTATATCGGGCTGTTCAGACCGGCAAAAAATCAGCTCTCTTGGGGACGTACAGAGAAACTGATGAAGGAGCTGCTGCTGCAAATCCAAACCGCCACCATCGAACGAGACGGCACGGCCTACGCCGCACCGCTGGAAGCATGGCTCTATGCCCTACACGAAGTGTTGGCCGCACGCGAAGCAGGCCGTCTGAAAACGCCGCTGAAGTCGCATGGTTATTTGTACGAGATTATCGCCGGATGGCAAGGACAAGGCGGCGCGGTATCGACAGCAGCCCAACACATTCACCGTGCGGCACCGCCTGCCAAAGCGAGCCAAACTTTAACCGCAGCCGCGTCGCTGCAAGGATTGAAAAAATGAATAAGGAGTTACCGACCCAACTGCACAACACGATGATAGACGGCCTGACCATGCTGCTGACCTTGCGCCTTGCCGGGTCGCCCGCCGCCGATACAGTGGCCGCCACGGCGCAAACATGGAGCCGTGTGTTGGCACATGGCCGCGAGTGGGACGATGTACGCGATGTTAAGCGGTTTCAGACGGCCTTTATGGTGTTGGCCAACGAAATGAACCGCTGGCCGAGCCCGAAAGATTTTTTGGACAATCTGCCGCCACCGCCGGAGTCGCTGAAACTGGAACACCGCTACCAGCGCACGGCGGCGCAGAAAGCCGAAGGCAAAGCGGCTTTAAAGCAGATTAAAAGCAGCATTAAAAGCATTTTAAACAGCAAATCTTTAACCAACCCGAAAGGAAATCAAAATGGCTAAAACCACCCGAATCAAACAGCCCGCCATCGAGGCGGCACAAGACAAAGCGGAAGTTACCGCGTTTATCCGCCGAATCGGCGATTTACAACGCGAAGTCAAACGGCTGGAAACCGAAGCCGGTGACAAGAAAGCCGCTATCGAAGAAGAGTACGCCGCATATGCTGCCCCGTTGTGCGCCGAAATCACCAGTCTGACCGAGCGTGTGGCCGCTTACTGTGAGGCGCATAAAGATGAGCTGACCGACAACGGCAAAACCAAAACTGTGGACTTCACCACCGGCCTGATTAAATGGCGCATCCGCCCGCCGTCGGTCAAGGTGACGGGTGTGGCCGCCGTATTGGCATGGCTCTCCGAAAAATCCGCCTTTGCCGAGTTTGTCCGAACCAAAAAGGAAATCGACAAAGATGCCATCCTGAATCAGAAAGAGCGTTTTTCAGATGGTCAGGTGCCGGGGATTAAGATTGTGAGCGGCGTGGAGGATTTTGTGATTGAACCGACGGAACAGGAGTTGGGCTGATGCCTGCCATTTTTGAAAAGGAAAAAAATCATGTGGTTTAAACAACTTACCCCATTCCGCCTGCCGGAACTGCCCGACGTGGAACGCTTGGAAACAGCGATTGCCGAAAACTGGTTTAGCTCGCCACTCGGCTCAGAATGGTTTAGCGAGGGTTTTTATGTGCCTGTGCCGTTTGGCAATCCTGTTGTTTTTAAAGCACAAAAAACCATGCTTATCAGCTTGCGGCGCGAAGAAAAAGTATTGCCGGGCGCGGTAATTAAAAACAATCTGGATAAGCAGATCGCCAAAATCCAAACCGCCGAAGGCCGCAATGTCGGCCGCAAAGAGAAACAGGAACTGCGCCAAGCGATTATCGATGACCTGCTGCCCAAAGCCCTGACCAAATCCAGCTGCACCAAAGGACTGATCGCTAAAGGCTGGCTGTGGACGGATACGGCCAGCCCCAAAAAAGCCGAAAACCTGCTCACCAAACTGCGCGAAGCCCTCGGCGGCCTGCCTGCTCAAAGGCCGGTTACCCGCCAATCGCCGTCATCGCTGATGACCGACTGGCTGCTGGCAGGCCAAGCGCAAGGCCGTTTTGAGTTGGACAGCGATGTAACCTTGGTCGGCGCGGGCGACGTTGCCCCCAAAGTCAAAATCAGCCGCAAAGACCTGACCGCCGACGATGTGGCGCAACACGCCAAAAACGGCATGACCGTAACCGAGCTGGGCTTGGTGTGGCACGAACGCGTGGCGTTTATCCTGACACGGGATCTTACGCTGAAACGCATCCAATGGCTGGACGTGGTGCAGGAAGAAGCTGAAGACCACGGCGATGATGCCGAAAGCCAAGCCTATGCCACGCAGCTGCTGATGTCTGCCGCGTTGAGTGAGCTGCTGGCTGAGCTGATGGAGCTGCTGGGAGGCTGGTAGGAATGATGGAGGCTGGGACGTTTAAGGTAGGATTAAAGGCCGTCTGAAACAGATTTAACGCTGTTTCAGACGGCCTTTTTGCGTGTTTTTTTGGGGAAATACTTGACTTTTTCGTGCCCACGCAATATAATTCAATTCATCGGTGCAGTAAGGCCGATGCGGGAAAAGCCCCACCGAAGCGGGGCTCTACTGGGAGAAGAAAATGAAGCTCACCCTTCAAATTCTTATCTTGGTTATCCTGTTAACGGTAAGCGGTAACGCTTACTAGGGCTAACCAGCTAGGCGGCCGGCACGCCGCCTAGTCCCAATCTTAAAATAACCCGTGCAGAAAATCAAGGAGTATGCCTATGGCTGATGAAAAATGGGTGGAATATCGCAAGCGATATGAAGCAAAACGTGTCATCAAAAAGGTGTCTTTCAATACTGAAACCGAGAAAGAACTGCTGGAAGCAGCAAATAAATTAGATTTTTCTCAATGGGTTAAAGAAAAATTGAAAGATGAATTCAAAAACACTTGACTTTTGCGTGTCCACGCAATATCATTATCTCAACAGCAAAACACCGCTGTAATGAAATCCCCACCAAGCGGAAACTTGGTGGGGAGTATGAGAAAGCAATGCGGAAACATTCTTTCTCTGTCTTTTAAATGCACTCTAAAAGAAAGGTAATCATACCATGAACACACTTGTATCACAATTCAACCCTTCCCAAATTGCCATTATCGACCACAACGGCGGCAAATGGCTGACCGCCGAACAGCTCGGCTTGGCTTTGGGTTTCTCCGACAAACGCGCCCGCGACGGCGTAACCAATCTTTATAACCGTCATATCGATGAATTTACAGAGAAAGATAGCTGCACCATCAATTTGATGGTTCAGGGTCAAGGCCGTAAAACCCGCATTTTCTCCCATTCCGGCTGCAACCTGTTGAGCTTCTTTGCCAATACGCCCAACGCCAAAGCCTTCCGCGCTTGGGCAAAAGAAAAACTGGCCGAGCCGGCTGCCGATGCCTACACTCTTGAAAAGCTGAAAGCGGCTTATCTGGCCACCCGCCCCGATATGGCGCGTCTGCTGCGCTATGTGGATATGGGCTTGAATCAGGCGGAAGCCGCCAAACTGCTGGGGATTGCGCCGTCGAATGTGCGCCTGCGCCTGAAACAGTTGGCCGATTTGGGCTTGACCGACTACCGGCCCGACCCGAAATACCGCAACCGCCATGCGCTGGCATCGGCAAACGGTCAACAATCTTTAGGCTTGGAGGGCTAAGCGATGAATTATATGATGAGTGAAGATGGCTACGAAACGCTTTGCCGCGCCTATACCGCTTTAGATACACTGCATATGCTGATGTATGAAACCGAAAGCAGCAATGCCTGCTTTGATACGGAAAATATCGCCGCGCTGCTGTCGTTTCCCATTTCGGGCTTGAAAGAAGTTATGGATGATGTGCGGTTTGCACACAAGGCAGAATAGGATTGTTTAAAGGCCGTCTGAAACAGATTTAACGCTGTTTCAGACGGTCTTTTTGTTGGCAATGTGCAAATTTTACAATACTAAATATGGTATTTTTTTGTTGAAAAAAATTTATAAACACAAAATATTGTGTTTTATTCAGATGTTGGCAAACTAGACGAACCAGCCGAATTGGCCATATTTTTCGGATTGTATTAAAATTGTGATGTGATTAACGTTGTTATTAACAAACAACAGAAGGAGGACGTATGAAAAAAAATGCATTTACAAGGGGCTTTTTTGATGGATACGACGACAACTAATTCGATAACTCTGGCAGATTGGCTGCTGATTATACAAGCGGTAATTCTCTTCTTAGGATTGGGATTTACCGCTTTATCTATTCGTAACAACAAAAACGACAACCGCCGCATGGCTACTGTGGATTTAATCTTAAGGCAGCGATTTAATGAAGAATTGAATAAATCAGTAGAAACCGTCTATAACCTGATTCAAGGGGATTTTCCCAGTCTGCACCAATATCTCGACAAAAAGCAATATCCTGAAGAACGAAAAGCTATTCTTACCTTGTTGAATTATCGGGAATTTGTGGCAGTCGGCATCAATACCGGGGTGATTGATGAAAAGATATATAAACGCTCATTTTGCAACATCATTATCCGCGACTGGAAAATGCTCTGCCAAACCATAGAAGCCATCCGCAACAGCGAAAAAGGGCATGCTACCAATTTTCAGGATTTTGAAAAATTGGCCAAACGTTGGAAACGGAAAACTTTGAAAAAGATGTAAACATTTTGGGCGTTGGTATACTGCTGTACCAATGTTGGAAAGGCCGTCTGAAAACAGTATCAAAGCTGTTTCAGACGGCCTTTTTACATTCCAACCTTTCACAAAAAAACAGCCGCTTAAATCAATATATAGTATATTTTATGCATAAAATATCTTAAAATACACAATATATTGTGTTTTAGGATTTTTGAGATGAGTAACGTGACAAACCTGCGCCGCAGCTTGATTGCCAAAATCAAGATAGCGCAAAAGGAGCTGGGTTTGGATGACCCGGCTTATCGCTCGGTGCTGCTGCGTGTGACCGGCAAATCGTCGTGCACGCAATGCAGTATCCCTGAATTGGAGCGCGTGGTGGAAGATTTGCGCCAACACGGTTTTAAGCCGACCAAATCGGCAGGCCGCCGTCCGAACCGCCGTGACTCTGCCGACCCGATGATGCGCAAGATTGAAGCGTTGCTGCTGGATAACGGCTGGTCGTGGAATTATGCGCACGGTACGGCGAAGAAGATGTTTAAGGTTGACCGTGTGGAATGGCTTTCAGACGACAATATGCACAAGCTGGTGGCGGCGTTGCAGATTGCGGCCAACCGCAAGAAAAAGGCTGTTTAAGGGGGGCAATATGCAGGAAGTTGATTTGAGCCGTGTGCGCCATTTGCTGCCGGAGACGATGGTGCAGATTGTGGATACCATCGGCGTAAAGGCGGCATTGGATTTGGTTAAGGCCATTGGCGGTGCGCGCTTTAAGTTTGGTAAGGGCAAAAACGATACGCCGCGTTTGAATATGCTGTTTACGGCCATTGGTGAGGAAAAAACTTATGAGCTTTTACGCGTATTCGGTGGTGAGGAATTGTATGTGCCACGTTGTGAGGAAGCGTTGCGTGAGCTGCGTAATGAGCAATTTCGCAGTGAATTTTTTGATTTGACCGAGCGGCAAGGAGTGAGCCGCCTGATGGCCATGAGTGCGCTTTGCCCGCGCTATCAAATCAGCGACCGCACGGGTTATAACATTGTAGGCAGCCGTACACAGGCTGCCGACCAGCAGCATTTATTTTGACGTGTGACCAAGGACTTTGCCCCGCTCTGTGCGGGGCTTTTTTGCGTTTGTGAAACGGTGGCAGGGTTGAAAAGCATAGGATTAGCGGATTTGCGGCGGAAATTTACGATAAGGCTTTCTGAAGAATTGTTTAAACCGATTTTAAAGGGGCTTTATGAGCAAGATTATTTGTTTGACCGCAGGACACAGCGAGCGCGATCCCGGTGCGGTCAACGGCAGCGACCGTGAGGCGGATTTGGCGCAGGATATGCGCAATATCGTGGCATCGATTTTACGCAACGACTACGGCCTGACCGTGCGCACTGACGGCGAGGGTAAAGGCAATCTGCCTTTGGCCAAAGCGTTGCCGCTGATTCGCGGCTCGGCGGTGGCGGTTGAGTTTCATTGCAATGCGGCGGCGAATAAGGCCGCCACGGGCATTGAAGCCTTGGCCACAGCGAAAAACAAACGCTGGTGTCAGGTATTGAGCCAAGCAGTGGCTGAGGCGACCGGCTGGAAATTGCGTGGGGACAAGGGCTATAAGCCGGATAACGCCGGCCAGCACAGCCGCTTGGCCTACGCGCAACATGGCGGCATTGTGTTTGAGCCTTTCTTTATCAGCAATGACGCGGATTTGGCCTTGTTTAAGCAGCGTAAATGGCCGATTTGCCGTGCGATTGCCAATGCGATTGCGAAGGAGCTGGGCTGATGTTTGGCAAGATTAAAAAATATGCGCTGGCGGCGTTGGCATGGGCATTGGGCAACAAGCCGTCTGAAACCGATGTAAAAGCCTTGCCGGTATTGGATACGCCGCGTTTTCTGCGCCACACCGGCAAAGGCCGCAATAAGCAGCCGCACCGCTTTTCGGGTGTGGCAGCGGCCAAGCGTGCGGCGCGTAAGGCACGCAGAAAGGCTTAGGCATGGCTGTTTTGGACATTATCCGCAATCCTGCCACGGGCAAGGTATCGCACAGCAAATTGTGGGCAAACGTAGCCTGCGCGGCGGCGACTTATAAATTTGTCATTGCGCCGGATGCGCCGTCTGAAATCTGGGCGATTTATTTGGGCATTGTCGGCGGATACGCCGTTGCCCGCTCGTATGTGTCAGTCAAACGTCAGGAAGTCGAACATGCCGCAGACCAAGATGATTAAGTATGCGCTGGCGGCTTTGGCTGCTGCGGTGTTGCTGGGCGGTGTGTGGTATGGCGGTTTTCAGACGGCCTTTAAGCGTCAGCAGGTTGTGATTGAGCAAATCAAAGCCGAAGCGGACAAAGGCCGTCTGAAAGCCGAACAAGCCTATGCTGCCGAACTCGAAAAAGCCCTTGCCGAACAGAAAAAATGGCAGGATTTTGCCCAAGACCAAAGCGCGAAACTGGCACGCGCCAACCACGAACTCGACCGCCGCGCGGCGGCCATTGAGAAAGAAATCCATCATGTTATCGAAAAAGACAAAAGCGCAAACGGTGGCCATTGTGTTGACGGCCTTGGTGCTGACAGCCTGCGCCTCTACCGCCAAGCCCTCGGTTACGCCGATTAAGACGGTGGAAAAGCCGGTGATGCCGCCTGTGCCTGCTGCACTGCTGGACATGCCGCTGCGTCCTGAGCCGCCCGAATCGGGCGAGCCGCAAGAGCTGCTGCGCCATGCGGTGCGCTTTGGCAACTATGTGCAAAAGCTGGAGGTGCAAAATCAAAGCTGGCGGGATTGGGTGAGTGGTCAACTTAAAGTTGACAGCTCGGAGGTTACGCCATGACGACTTACCGAGAGTTAGTGCAGCGCGTGTTGGCCTGCCGCCATGCGGATACCGAATTGGGCTTGGGTCGCGCGCGTGAGCAGGAGGGATTTATCCTGAATGTGTCGCGGCTGCTAGATAAAGGCGGCTGGACATACCGCGTGCGCATGGACTCGGCGTTTAACGTGACGTTTGCGGTCGAGTGGGACGGCGGCGATTTTGAAACGCAAATCCGCGCGCTGTGGCAGACAGTGGCAGCAACCTACCCCGTGCATCGTTACGGCGACGTGATCGAAGTGGACAGCGTGCGACCCGACGGGTACGGCTGCCGTATTGTTTTTGGAGATGTGCCGCAATGATGGATTTTGAATTTGGTTTTAAAACCCTGTGGCCTATTGCAGTTGCTGCTTTTTGGTTTTGGGTCAACAACTTGTCAGGCCGTCTGAAAGAGACCGACAAACGGATGGACGATTTAACCGAAAAACTGCATGACGTGAAAATCGGCTATCAGACCAAGGCCGATGCAGTCGCCGACCGCAAGACGATGGTCGCCAGCCTGCACCGTATTGAAGAAAAAATCGACAAGTTAGCCGAAAGAAAGGCAGACAAATGAAAGACCCTATTTTAGAAGCCTTGGCGCGAATCGAAGTCAAGACCGACCAAACCCTGCAAAACCAAAATGAGATGAAGGCCGAAATTGCCCAAATCCGCCAAGACACCAAACGCACGGCGGCGGTGGTCGGCGGCGTATCCGGTGCGGTCGGCGGCGGCATTGTGTCGGTGGGCTGGCAGCTGATTAAAGCCAAGATGGGATTTTAATCATGGCGCACCCGCAAGAAAAACGCGAACGTCTGCGCCAGCTCTATGTTTCGGGCGCGCAAACGCTGGAAACGGCTGCCATTATGTGCGAGGTGCCACAGGCCACCGCTCGCTCGTGGAAACGTGCCGACAAGGAAAAAGGCAACGATTGGGACAAATTGCGCGCTGCCTACACGCTGGCCGGTGGCGGCATTGAAGACCTGAGCCGCGCGATGTTGGCCGGTTTTATGGTGCAATACAACAGCACCATGACGATGTTGCAGGATTCGAGTATCGAAGATTTAACCCCGTCCGACCGCGCCAAAATGCTGGCGAGTTTGGCTGATGCGTTTACGAAAACGGTTGCGGCCAATGCGCGTGTGATGCCGGAAACATCGAAGCTGGCAACGGCGTTGGAGCTGATTGAATTTCTGATGGTGTTTGTGCAGGAAAAACACCCCAAACATTTGGCTGCTTTTGTGGAAGTGTTGGAGCCGTTTGGGGTGGAAGTGGAACGGAAGTTTGGTTAAACGCCGATAGCTGATTTTAAAAATGCGATGAGCTGGGTAGCAGGAATGGCATTAATCGCATTTTCTGTAAGCGTGCTTAATGCGGTGTCTTTGATTTTACCCAATTCCGTTTTCAGACGGCCTTTTTCTTCATCGGGAATCTCTGCTTGGTCAATTTTTGCCGCAATCAAAGCTTGAATGGTGTCGCTGTGCAGTTTGACGGTCACAACACCAAGAATGGCGGATAGGCCGCCATCGTCGGCAAGGAAATCTATACCTTTGGCTGTGATTTTAACAGTAGCGGTTATTAAAGTCTTATCTTCACAAACAACCAAACCATGCTCAGCTAAGTATTGCAGATTTGCGGATTGTTTCAACACATACAAAACATCATCTTCTTATTCTATAACGCCATTAGTTTGGGCGATAGCGGTATTTATATAATAGTCATGAGTAGTACTGTCGGGATAAACCTTATAAAGCTCTGACAAAAATTCGTGTTGCATGTTTCTGTCTAACCAATCCATTTTGAGCACTCCGTAATGAAAAATAAAGAATTTCTCAAATCCCTTGCCGAACTTGCGGCCAGCCTGCGCCAAGTCATTGAGGCGGAAGTAGACGGCTTTGACGCTTCGCCCAAGGCCATCGCCGAACGGCGTGCCAAGGTATTTGATCCGGTGGGCGGCTATGAGTATTTCGTGAATACTTATTTCCCCCACTATGTACGCAGCGCGAGCAAATCACAGCTGCATGAATATCTGTTTAACATACTGCCGCAAGTCTTGCAATCGCCGCAAGGCCGCCATGAAGCCATTGCCGCGCCGCGTGGTGAAGCGAAATCCACGCTGGTGACGCAGCTTTTTACCCTGTATTGCATTATTACCGCGCAAAAGCATTACTGCGTGATTGTGATGGACAGCATCGACCAAGCCTATCCGATGCTCGAAGCGATTAAGGCCGAACTCGAATTTAACCCGCGTTTAAAAACCGACTTTGCCGAAGCCTGCGGTCAAGGCCGTGTGTGGCAGGCCGGTACGATTGTGACGGCCAACGACATTAAGGTGCAAGTAGCCGGTAGCGGCAAAAAGCTGCGTGGTTTGCGCCACGGCCCATACCGCCCCGATCTGACTGTGTTGGACGATATTGAAAACGATGAGCAAGTCCGCAATCCCGACCAGCGCGACAAACTCGACGCGTGGTTGAAGAAAACCGTGTTGCCGCTCGGCGGTGTCGGTCAGAAATACGATGTGGTGTATATCGGCACCATCCTTCATTACGACAGCGTACTCAATCGCACGCTGAATAATCCGTTTTGGCATAGTGTCAAATTCAAAGCCATGCTGCAATGGCCGCACAATATGGCGTTGTGGGACGAATGGGAAGCTATTCTGCGGAATAACGGTAAAGCCGGTGAAGCGATGGCCGATGCGTTTTATCAGGCGAATCAGGCGGAAATGGACGCAGGCGCGCAAACGTCATGGGCGGCGCGCGGTGTGCTGGCCTTGATGAACATCCGCGCCCGCGACGGCCATGCGACCTTTGACAGCGAGTATCAAAATGACCCGGTGAGCGGCGAAGCTGCGCCGTTTGCGTCTGCCTTGCAATACTGGACGGATTTGCCGCACGACCTGATTTACTTTGGTGCGCTTGACCCATCGCTGGGTAAAGCCGGTGCGAGCCGCGACCCGAGTGCCATTATTGTGGGCGGCTATCATCGCGCCACCGGCAAGCTGTATATCGTGGAGGCGCAGATTAAAAAACGTCTGCCTGATTTAATTATTGAAGACGTTATCCGCCTGCATAAACAGTACCGCTGCAAGCTGTGGTTTGTGGAGACGGTGCAGTTTCAGGAATTTTTGAAAGACGAGCTGGTCAAGCGCAGCGCGGCGCGTGGTGTACCGGTACCGGCGCGTGCGGTGAAGCCGATTACCGACAAGCTGTTGCGTATTGAGACTTTGCAGCCGCATATGGCCAATGGCCTGATTTTACTGCATTCAAGCCACTCGGCTTTGGAACAGCAATTCCGTCATTTTCCGATGGCCGACCACGACGACGGCCCAGATGCGGTGCAGATGTTGTGGGCAGGTGCAACGGCCAATTCCGCCCCGATTGAGTGGGAGAGCTTGGCTGATGACGATGTGGATTACGACGATATTAAAAGTAAGTGGGCGAGATAATGGCTAAACAAGACAAAAACAGAAAGATAAAGCCCGAAGTGGCTTTGCAAACCGATGTGGCGCAGATTACCGCCACCGGCCGCGTGATTGCGGATCATCCGTCCAACTTTATCACGCCCGCCAAAATGCGCGCGCTGTTTGAAGACGCGGAGAGCGGCGACATTACTGCCCAGCATGAACTGTTTGCAGATATTGAGGAGCGCGACAGCGACATCGGGGCAAACATGGGCACACGCAAACGTGCGTTGCTGACCTTGGATTGGCGTGTATCGCCGCCGCGCAATGCCACGCCGCAGGAAGAAAAGCTGGCCGAAGCCGCTTTTGAGATGATGGACGGCTTGGGCGGTTTTGATGATTTGCTGATTGACCTGATGGATGCCGTCGGGCACGGCTTTGCTGCGCTCGAAATCGAGTGGCGGCTTTCAGACGGCCTGTATTTGCCCCATCGTTTTACCCATCGTCCGCAAGGCTGGTTTAAATGGGATAAAAACGATGCGCTGCTGTTGAAAACACCCGACAACCCGATGGGCGTGGCATTGTGGCCGCTGGGCTGGGTGGTACACAGCCATAAATCACGCAGTGTGCAACAGGCGCGTAATGGTTTATTCCGCACGCTGGCATGGCTGTATATGTTTAAACATTATGCGGTGCATGACTTTGCCGAGTTTTTAGAGTTGTATGGCATGCCAATTCGCATTGGTAAATACGGCGCTGGGGCAACCAAAGAAGAGAAACGCACGCTGTTACGGGCAGTGGCGGAAATCGGCCACAACGCTGCCGGTATTATGCCGGAAGGCATGGAAATCGAGCTGCACACTGCGGCCAATGGCACGACAGCCACCAGTAATCCGTTTTTACAAATGGCCGACTGGTGCGAAAAATCGGCTGCACGTTTGATTTTAGGTCAGACCTTGACCAGTGGCGCGGACGGCAAATCCAGCACCCATGCGCTGGGTATGATCCACAATGAGGTGCGCCGTGATTTGCTGGTGTCGGACGCGAAACAAATCGCCCAAACCATTACACAGCAAATTATCCTGCCGTTTTTACAGGTTAATTTCGGCGACATCGGCCGCCCGCCTCGTTTTGAGTTTGATACGCGCGAAGCGGCGGATATTGCGGTGTTTGCCGAGGCATTGCCGAAATTGGTGGATGTGGGAGTACAAATCCCTGAAGGCTGGGTGCGCGATAAGCTGGTGATCCCGGAAGCGGCGGAAGGCGAAAAGGTATTGGCGCGTGCGGTGGCAGATAATCCGGTTAATCGTGCGGCGTTGGCGGCTTTGTCGGCGCGCATGCCGCAACAAGCGGCGGTATCGCATGAGCAGGCAGTCTTGGATGCTGCGGCCGATGAAGCGTTTGCACAGCCTGATTTTAATGCCCAACTCAATCCGATTGTGCGCCAAGCGGTAGCGGTTTTGGCGGCGTGCGAAAGCTATGAAGAAGCCGATGCCGCGCTGACTGCGCTGTATCCGAATCTCGACAACCGCGAGCTGGAAACCTATATGCGCAATGCGCTGTTTTTGAGCGATTTACTGGGACAGGCCGATGCCAAAAATTAACTTCGCTCTCGGTTCAGCCCCTGAAAAAGCCATTGAATGGCTGAAAACCAAGCAGGTCACGGCGGAAAATTACCGCAATCTGACCGATTCGGAAATTGCCAAGGTATACACCATTGCGCGTATGACCGACTTGGATATGCTCAACGACATCAAGCAGAGCATGGTTAAGGCAGCTTCAGACGGCCAATCATTTGCCGATTGGAACAAAGGCATTTTGCAGCATCTGCAAAACAAAGGCTGGCTGCACCCTAACGGCCACGATGGCAAAGTTATTATTGACCCGACCAGCGGCGAAGTATTTGGTGCGCCGCGCCGGTTGGAAAATATCTACCGCACCAATATGCAGACGGCTTACAATGCCGGCCAATATCAAGGCTATATGGCCAACATCGACAGCCGCCCGTATTGGATGTATGACGCAGTGGGCGACCACCGCACACGACCGGCACACGCGGCGATGGATGGCTTGGTTTATCGCTATGATGACCCGTTTTGGGCAACGTTTTATCCGCCCAACGGCTACCGCTGCCGCTGCTCGGTGATTGCGCTGAGTGAGCGCGATATGCAGCGTGAAGGCAAAGTGTTGAGCCAGTCGGGCGAACATAATTTGGTGGAGACCCATAAGGTCTACAACAAAAAAGGCGACAGCTACCCGACGATTGCCTATAAAGCACCCGACGGCAGCCTGTACACCACCGACCGTGGTTTTGGCTACAATGCCGGCCGCATGAATTACCGGCCGAATTTAGACCAATACGACCGCGCTTTGGCGCATGAGTTTGCAAAGGCGGAAATGGGCGGTGCGGAATTTAAGGCGGTGTTTAAACAGCTTTCGGAAGAGTTTTACGCAGTGAAAGGCCGTCTGAAAATTGACGGCAAGCCTGATAATGCCGAAAAAATCGACATCCGCAACAAGTTGTCTCGGCAAGTGAAATTTGCGGCAGGCGTGTTGAGTAAAGAAGTGCAACAACGTACGGGGTTGAAGCGGGCGACTGTTTGGTTATCGGACGATACACTGATTAAGCAGGTGGATAGCCGAGAGGGGCAAGGTTTTGCGGAGGATTATTACGCTTTTCTGCCTGAATTTTTGGCTAATCCAGACCATATTATCAGAGATGGCAGAGAGTTGATTTTTACAACTCAACGCAATCAGGAATATTTATGGGCGGTTTTGAAGTATATCGACGACGTGGAAGAAGTATATTTGCAGTCGTACCGAATCAGTAATGAGAAAGAAATCAGAAAACTAATGGAAAAGAAAGAAGTGTTGAAGTAAGACATCGGGCAAGGCTCGAAATCACTTGCACACGCTCTCGGTCACCCTTTCGGGTAGGCTGCGGTATCGAGATTATCACCGCTTTTCCGATGTCTTGAGATGATTATAGCATGATTGAAGTCCAAATCGACAACCTGTTTGTGGTGCAAAACCAGCTCGAACGTTTGGGCAGTGGCGTGGAAAACCGCTATCTGCTTATGCGCCGCTTATCGGAAACCATGCACAAAGGCGTGCGTGATAATTTCCGCGCGGGCGGCCGTCCGAAATGGTTGGGGCTGAAATACCGCAACGGCAAGCCGCTGAACGATACCGGTGCGCTGCGCAACAGCTTCAGTACCTTTTCCGACAACGATACCGCGCTGGTCGGCACCAATCTGGTTTATGCTGCGATTCACAATTTTGGCGGCATGGCGGGACGTGGCCGCAAGGTGCGCATTCCGCAGCGTGAATTTTTGGTTTTGAGCAACGACGACAAGCAGGCTTTAATGGATGATGTGCAGGATTATTTCGCCAATCTGATCGGCTGATTTTCAGACGGCCTGAAAAACGCGCTTTTTAGCGCGTTTTTTTATGACGGTAAGGCAAACCCCTATCAGAAGATTTAAATGCAATCCTAGGCGAATTTAAAAAGGCTCTGAAACGGATTTAATTCTATCGGCTGAATGTCGGCGGCAGGTTTGAAGCGTGTCCGCTCTTTATGGTGTGAAAAAAGCCGGAAAATGGCCACTATCGACAAGGAGTGGATATGCCTAAAGACAAACAACAACTGAGTCTCGCTGCGTGCAGCTTTGAAGTGCAGCCGAAAGACGGCCGCATTCAGCTGCTGCCCTATGGTGAGTTTCGCGCGGTGGACGGCCGCCCGAATGATGTGCCGGCTTGGTTTTTAACTGAGGAAAACGGCAATGATGTCGTGGCTTTGGCCAATGCTTCGCGTAATCAGTTGGTGGTCGATTATGAGCACCAGACGCTTTATAAGGAAAAAAACGGCCAGCCCGCACCTGCCGCCGGTTGGATGCGCTGGCTGAATTTTACGCCTAAAGGCTTGTTCGCCGATGTCGAGTGGACGGATAAAGCGGCGGCTGCGATTGCGGCCAAGGAATACCGCTATGTCTCGGCGGTGTTTTCTTACGACAATAAAGGCTACGTCCGCAAAATCTACCATGCCGCGCTGACCAATTATCCTGCGTTGGACGGCATGGACGAGGTGTTGGCGGCTGCGTCGGCACAGTTTATCAAACCTGAAACGGAGCAAACCCCGATGAAAGAGTTGTTGCAACAACTGCTCGGCCTGCCGCAGGCAGAGGAAGCCGAATTAACCGCAGCCCTGACTGCACTTTTGCAGGCCAAACCGAAAGACGTGGCTTTGTCTGCCGCTATCTTTAAAGATTTGGCCGATAAAGACGACAAAATCGCCGCGCTGTCTGCGCAAGGCGGCCAGCCTGATTTGACCCAATACGCGCCGGTGTCGGTGGTATCCGAGCTGCAAAAACAAGTTGCCGCGCTGACTGCCGAACGTGAAGCGGATAAAGGCCAAGAGCTGATTACCGCTGCTTTGAGTGCAGGTAAATTGCTGCCGGCACAAAAAGAATGGGCCGAAGGCGTATTGAAACAGCCAAACGGCTTGGCATTTTTAACCGGCTTTATTCACAACGCGCAACCGGTGGCTGCGCTGACCGGCACGCAAACCGATGGCAAAGTACCTGAAAAGGTGGTCGCGTTGACGGCGGAAGAAGAACATGCCGCCAAAATGCTCGGTATGAGCCATGCCGAATTTATGAAAATCAAAGAAAAGGAAGCTGAATAATGGATAAAGCAGCCATCTTAACGGCGATTACCGCCGCTTTCCGCAAAGAATTTCAAACCGGTATTGAATCGGTAAAACCGTCTTACCAAACCATCGCCATGACTGTGCCATCGACCACCGCAATCAATACTTACGGCTGGCTGGGCAAGTTCCCGAAAATGCGCGAATGGGTGGGTGAGCGCCAAATCGAAAAAATGGCAACTGAGGCCATGAGCATTGCCAATAAAAATACGAAGCGACCGTTGGTGTGGAGCGCACCGATATCGAAGACGATCAGGTCGGCATGTATCGCCCGATGATGCAGGCGATGGGTGAATCAGCGGCAGCATTGCCCGATGATTTGGTGTGGGGTTTGTTGAAAAAAGGCAAAACCACCACTTGCTATGACGGCCAGTATTTCTTCGACACCGACCATCCGGTCAACAGCAAAACAGATGGCAAAGGCGACAACACGCCGACCGCCAATATCACCACCGGCACGGATGAAAATGCCTTGACCTGGTATGTGATTGACGACACCAAAACGCTCAAGCCATTGGTGTTTCAAAGCCGCACCGAGCCGGAATTTGAAACCAAGTTCGACCCAGCCAAATCGGACAAAGTGTTTATGGAAGACGTGTACCTCTATGGTTCGCGCCGCCGCTGCGCTGCCGGTTTCGGCCTGTGGCAACTGGCGCACATGGCCGAGAAAACGGCCTTGAACAAGGCAAACTTGGAAAAAATCATCGTGAAGATGCAGCGTTTGGAAGCCAACGGCGGCTACAAGCTCGATGTGAAGCCGGGCCTGCTGGTGGTTCCGCCGGAGCTGGAAGGCACGGCACGCGAACTGTTGGAAGCCGACAAAATCAACGGTACGACCAACACCTTCAAAGGCCGCCTGAAGCTGCACGTTTCGGTACACCTGTAACTTTCAACTGATTTCAGACGCCTTTAATCAGGTTTTAAAGGCCGTCTGAAAAGGGAGTCTGCGATGACAAAAAACGTTAAAAAAGAAGTGAATGTTGCTGCAACGGCAGAAACCAAACCTGAAGACTTGGGCGTGGAAGCGGTTTTGCAGCAAAAGCTGGACGAAGCACAGGCCGAACTGGCTGCCGCGCGTGCCGAAATCGAAGACCTGACCGCCAAACTGGCCGAAGCCGAAGACGGCAAAGAAGCCTTGGCGCGTGAGTTGGCTGCACTGCGCGGCCAATCCGTAAAGGCCGATACGGCAACCGACAGCCGCGAAGCCCTGCGCGTGCGTGCGGCCAAAGGCAAAGAGCTGTGGCGCGGCGGTGTGCTGTTTACCGACCAATGGCAAGTGGTGAAACGTGCCGAAGTCGGTGAAACAGCGTGGCAGCGCATTGTTGACGAGCCTGCCTTGCAACGCGAAGAGGTCAATTAATGGCTTATGCGGGCATTGCCGATATGGTGGCGCGATTTGGTGATTTGGAAGTGATTCAGATGACCGACCGCAACCAAGACGGCTTGATTGATGATGATGTGGCGTTGGTGGCGTTGGATGACGCAACAGCGGAAATCGATGCCTATCTCGGCCGCTTCAAACGGCCATTTGCTGAAACGCCGCCCATATTGGTGCGACTGTGTTGCGACATTGCCCGCTATCGGCTGACCGCTGCCAATGGTGTCTTGATTACGGAAGAAATCCGCAATCGCTACAAAATCGATGTGCTGGATTTGTTGCGTGCTTTGGCCAAAGGCGAATTGCAGCTTGGCATCGATGATGATGGCGCGGAAATTGAAACAGATGCAGACGGTATTGTGTTTGTGAACGCGAAAAACAGGATTTTTACCCGTGATCACACAGATTGAGCAAGCGATAACCGACCGCCTGACACGCGGTTTGGGGCAAATGGTGCGCAGTGTAAAAAGCTACAACGGCGAGGCTGACGATTTGGCCGGCCAAATCAATACCCTGCCTGCGGTGTGGGTAACATTCGGCGGCTGCAAAACGGAAAAGGCCGACAGCGGTAATTTTCGTTATCGAAATATCGGCGAATTTGTGGTGATGTGCGCTACGCGCTCGCTGCGTAATGAGCAGGCCTTGCGCCAAGGCGGTATCGACCGCCGCGAAATTGGCAGCAACGATTTGATTACCGCCGTACGCCGTCTGCTCGACGGGCAGCGTGTGGCCGGTAATGATTCACGCGGTCTGATTCCCAAGGCGGTGCGCCCGATTGCCAATCATGTGTTGGTGAGCAATGCGGCCGTATCGATTTATGCGGTGGAATACCAATTGAATTGGGACAGCGTGGCCTTGGAAAACGGCCGTTTCCCCGAAGAGACACACGATCCTGCTGACCGCGATTATCTGTTTACCAAATACAAAGGCGAGCTTTCCGAGCCTTATGCGCCGTTTGAAATCATGGACGGCCTGATTATTGACCCGACCAGCGGTGCAAAACTGCCGCATCACTTTGATTTAAGGAAATCCGATGAACAAGATTAAAGTCAAAGCCGCCGACGGCTTGCGTGTGCCAATGGCGCACAACCCTTACGAATACATCGGCGATACGCCGGTGGAAGTGGACAATGCGCTCTACTACCGCCGCCTGATTGCCGAGGGTGATTTGATTCAGGTTTCAGACGGCCTTGCGGCCGACCTGAAAACCGCCAAGAAAAAAGGTGCTGAATAATGGCTGAAGAAATCTCTTTCGATACGATTCCGGGCGCAGTGCGCGTACCCGGCCAATACATCGAGTTCAACACCCGCACTGCCGTGCAGGGTTTGCCGCAGAATCCGCAAAAGCTGCTGATTATCGGCCCGATGTTGGCTGACGGCAAACAGCCTGAACGCACGCCGGTGCAACTGTATAGCGATGCACAGGCAGGCGAGCTGTTTGGCCAAGGCTCTTGGGCGCAAGCGATGGTCAAACAGGTATTCAGCAATAATGCCTATTTGGATGTGACCGTTATCGGTGTGCCTGACCATGAAGCCGGTGTGGCGGCGGTTGGCAGCGTGGCGGTATCGGGTGAGGCGACAACCGCCGGTGCGGTGGATTTGGTGATTGGCGGTGTGGAGTACAGTATTGCGGTTACCGCCGGTGCCACTGCTGAATCCGTAGCCGACAAGCTGCGCGCCAAACTTGCTGCTTCGCCTGCCTGCTTGGTAACGGGCAGCGGCTCGGGCGCAACGGTGAGCCTAACCGCCAAAAACAAAGGCGAAATCGGCAATGAAATTACCGTATCGGTACATTCCGGTGCGGCCGGTTTGAGCTTCAATGTAACGGCGTTGGCGAATGGCCAGAAAAATGCCGATATTAGCGAAGCCCTGACTGTGGTGGCCGGTAAACACTACCATGTGATTGTCTGCCCGTTTGTGGATGATGCCAATGCCAAGGCCTTGAGCACCCATTTGACCGATGTATCCAATGCCATTGAGCAGCGCGGCAGTATTGGTGTCTTTGGTTGGCGCGGCACGTTGGCCACCGGTATTGCCTTTGCCGCCAAACTCAATGACGGCCGTGTGACTTGCGCTTGGTACAAAGGCGCGATTGAAGGTAATGCGTTGATTGCGGCAGGCTATGCGGCGCAACTGGCCGCCGAGCAAGACCCGGCCAAACCACTCAATACGCTGGAAGTACACGACTTGACCGTGACACCGGATGCCGATTGGCCGCTGTTTACCGAGTGCAACAACGCCCTGTTCAACGGCATGACTCCGCTGACCGTGGTCAACAACAAGGTGCAGATTATGCGCGCGGTGTCGACCTACACCAAGTCGGCCGCCGATGTGGACGACCCGAGCCTGCTGGACATCACCACCATCCGCACGCTCGACTACACACGCAAAGCTGTGAAAGAGCGTATTGCGCTGCGTTTCCCACGCGCCAAACTGTCGGATACCTTGGTGCCTAAAGTGAAATCGGAAGTGCTGGACGTGTTGATTAAGCTGGAAGACGCAGAAATCATCGAAAACGCCGAAGCCAATAAAGGCAAATTGCAGATGGTGCGCGCCGAAAACGACCCGAACCGTCTGAATGCAGTGATTCCGGCTGATGTGGTCAACGGCTTGCACGTTTTCGCCGGTCGCATTGATTTGATTTTGTAAACCCTGTTCAGACGGCCTTTAAAGCCGCTTTAAAGGCCGTCTGAAACAACGAAAAAGGAAACAGCATGAGCGACGCTACTTACGCAGGCGCGATTGTGATGGAAGTCAACGGTGCGGAAATCGACATCGTCAGCCTGAAGCCGCAAACCACCACCGGCCGCAAACCGGTCAAAACGATGAACCGCAAAGGCCGTGTATTGGGCTACGCCGACGGCATTACTGAGCATAAATTGTCGGTAACGGCGGCCATTCCGATTGATGGCACGAAAATCGACTGGGCAAACATCACCAAGGCCAAAATCACGATTTACCCGATTAACAAAGAAGACCGCCGCACGTCTTATCTCGACTGCTTTACCGTGGAAATTTCAGAGCAATACGAAGCCGACAATGAAGCGCGTATCGACATTGAGATGCAGGCGTTGCATAAAATTCAGGAATAAACCATGAAGCAGCCTTTAACCTTGATTTGGGGTTTGCCGCATGACGGCGAAGTGTGTAAAAACGCCGTTTGCCGCCCCTTGACCATCGGCGGTGAATTGAATGCGCTGGCGGCGTTTGACGATTATGCCGAGGGTAAAGAGCTCACCGAAAGCGCGTTATCGGTTGCGCTGACATTGGCGTATTGGACACAACAAGTCAGCATTGACGGTTTGCCGTCTGAAGCCTTGACGGTCGATTACCTGATGGATAATCTAGTCGGCGAAGATTACCGCCTGATCATGGCCGCAATGGACGATTTGCGTGCAAAATCCGCCGCCGCTTCGGTGAACCCAAAACCCACCGCAGCGGCCGACGAGACCCCTACGACTACCGACACGTCCACCGAAGCTACCGCCGCAGCGTCATCTTAATGGCGAAAGCCGGATTGACCGCCGCCGAAGTCGCCGCCATGAGCCATGCAGAAGCCGCCGCGTGGGCGGATGATGTATTGCTGAGCTTGGGGGTTAAGCCTGAGAGCGGTGGTGATGTGATTATTTCGCAGCGGCGGAAGAAGCCGGAATGAAAAGGCCGTCTGAAACAGCTTTTAAACTGTTCTCAGACGGCTTTTTTGCAGCAGTAGGATTGAAAAGCCTTATATCCCGATTTGGCAAGCCTTTAAACGATAATTGACCTTGAGTTAATTTAAGTTTAAGGGCTTTTTTATGGCTGCCGGAAACATGAATCTGGTGTTATCACTAACAGGTAAAGACAACGGTGCAGTCCGTTTATTGCAGGATACCGAGCGACAACTTGCGCGCGCGGCATTAAGCCGTCAGCAATTGGCGCGTGCCAATAAGCCTTATGAGGCTGCCGGCATTCGCTCTGAGCGTGCCATCCGCCGTGAAATTTTACAGACTGAAGCTTCTTTCCGTCGTTTAGCGCGTAGCGGTACCGCTTCACAGAATGATTTACAACGTGCGGCAGTAGCCACGCGCAATAAGATTCGCGAATTAAATGCCGAACTCCATCAAGGGCTCGGTTTGCAGTCTAAGTTTGGCAAAGGTATGGCGGTCGGCGGTGCAATGTTGGCGGGTGGCATGGCGGCTTATGGTGTGCTGCAACCGGCCATGAACAACGCCAAGCAATTAGACGCAAATATCACGCAAGTGGCGTGGCAGGCTTATGGCGAAGACAACAGCAAATCTGCTGAATGGATTGCCACGCAAGGCAAGGCAGACATCAAAGCCCTTGCGCTGGAATTGGTGCAGGCCAACGGTGGCAATGCTGATGCCGCGCTGAATTTGGTCAACAGTATGATGGCCAACGGCATGAGCTACGACGAGGTAAAAAGCAATGCACATTCATCGCATAAAGCCATGATTGCGGGTGCTGAAAAAGTGGGCGAATACAATCCCGAAGATACTGCCAGATTGATGAAGGTATTGAGTGATTTCGGCTTTAAAGGCAACGATTTGGGTAAGGCCTTTGAATACGCCATGAAATCGGGTATGCAGGGTAACTTTGAAATTGCGGATATGGTTCGAGAATTGCCGGCCCTGTTGCCTGCAGCGAAGGCAGCCGGTATGGATGGTTTGCAGGGTTTTGGTTTCCTGCTTTCAACGTTGCAATCGGCGGCCAATAAGGCAGGCTCGAATAGCGAAGCGGCAAACAATGTACGCAATCTGCTGGAAAAAACGTTGTCTGCCGATACGATTAAACGGTTATCCAAAATGGCCAACCCCAATGCGCCCGGACAAGGTATCGATTGGCAGGCTTCGGTTTTAAAAGGCAGGGAAAACGGTGAGAGTGCGGTGCAAGTTTTAGCGCGCTTGGCCAATACCATGCTGGAAAAAGATGCCGAATATCAAGCCTATAAAAAACGAGCAGACGCAGGCGATAAAACTGCCGAAAGCCAAATGAACATCATGAAAGGCGTTGTGTTATCCAGCTTATTGCCTGATATCCAAGCCAAAGGTGGTCTGTTGGCGGCATCAGATATGGCACAGGTAGAAGGATATATGCAAGACCTGATGGGCTTGGAAGATGCAGCCAGTTTGGTTGATAAGAAAAACCAAGTATTGCAAAGCTCGGCCGCATTCCAGCAGGAAAAAGCCGAAGCCGAAGCCCTGTTAAAACAAGATGTATCTGCCGCCGTTGAAGCCGAAACCGCACTGAAACAACTGACTGCGGAATACCCGAACGCCACGCTTGCTATGCAAACCTTAACGGCTGCGGCCACGGCTGCGGCCGGTGCGCTGGGCGTGATGTCTTTGCTGAATATTGGCGGCATGGTCGGCGCGGGTGGCTTGTTGAAAGGTGGGCTGGGTGGCTTATTAAAAGGCGGTTTAGGTGCAGTGGGTGCGGTTGCGCTGCCGGTAGCCGGTGCTGGCGGTGGTCTGTTGGGGGATGCTCATCAACGGATTAACCGCAACGAGAATAAACGCTTTTTCGAAGGTGGTTTGGATAGTCGCGGTGCCGGTTATGCGCAATCGGCGGCAGGCGGTGCCATGCTGGGAGCTGCCGTTGGCTCAGTGATTCCGGTCATCGGTACGGCTGTGGGTGCGGCTATTGGTGGCGTGGGTGGTTTGATTCATGCTGCGGTAACGGATGCGGTGCGCGAAAAACCACCCGTACCACAGGCAGCACAAACGCCAACTCCGCCCCCTGCGGCAACTATGCCGCCTGTACCTACTGAGCCCCCTGAAAAGCTGTCTCCGGTAATTACTCAGCAAACGGCCACTTATCAGGCATCGATTTTACAACAAACGGGCGAATACACGGCAGCAGTACAGGCGAATGCGGAGGCAGTCGGTGCGCGTATTGACCAAATATCGGCGGCCTTGGCGGCGGTGAATCCGACGATTACCAATAATATGTCGGTCAATCTTGACGGCCGCGTGATTGCCAATGAGGTATCGCGTTATCAGGTGGCCATGTTTGGCCGAGGAGCGGGTCAATGAGCGGCTGGCATACAGTTTTACAAGAGGCATCGTTTAAAGGCGTGCCGTTTGATATTGAGCATATTGAAGAGCGCAACGGCAAGGCGTTGGCCGAACACGCGCGCCCGTTTGTGTCGGGCGTGGATTTGGAAGACATGGGCAACACCGGCCGCGAGGTCAATATCAGTGCGGTGTTTTTCGGTCGGCAGTATTCGAGCCGTTTGTTGAAGCTGTTGGAGGCGTTGGAAGAAAGTGGCGGCGGCGTGCTGGTGCATCCTGTTTGGGGGCGTATGCACAATATGGTGCCGGCCAGTTGGAGCTACCGCCATGAGGCCGACAATGTGGATTGGGCGGCGATTGATATTACGTTTCGTGAAGGCACGGAAGCGCAGCCGATTTTGGTGTTTGAAAACTCGTTTTTGATGGCGCTGGAACGGCTGATTGCGCGTATCGACACCTACCGCAGCATGGCTGAGGGCTTTATTGATTCGGTGTTGGCGGTTAAAGGCGGCTTATCGGATTTATGGGGCAGCGCATTGGGGATTTACAGTGGCTTGGCCGGCTCTTTTGCGGCGATACGCTCGCTGTTTGGCTTTGATGACATCGGCTGGCCGTTTAAAGGTGGCAGTTATAGTCAAAGCATGTTTCAGACGGCCTCGAAAACAGCAGTTGAGCAATTGGATGAGTTGATTGAGGCAGGTTTGCGTCAGGCGGCGGATGCCGGTGCGGTTTTGGATGTGCAAAGCGGTGGTTTATCGGTGCGCCAACGTTTTGATGAGGCGGTGGAGACGGCGGAATCGGTGTTGGCTGTGCCCAATCGTTTGCGGCAAGATCGTCACGGCAATGCGGTGTCAGATTTAACCCGCCTGACCGATAAGCAGTTGCAGCCGTTGCGGCTGGTATTGGCATTGTGGGTAACAGGTGCGCTGGTTGAAATGGCCTCGGAAATGGTTGAAGACTATGGTGAAGACATGAGTGCGCCTGATTTAATGCAGATTAACCGCGCGGTGCGGCACCGTATTCAGGAAACAATTAATACACTGCGTGAGGTGGAAAAACAGGCTTTGGCTGAACAGGTATCGGCTGAATCGGTGTATAGCGCATGTCATCAAACGGTAGAAGCCTTGCGCGAAACGGCAGGCCGTCTGAATGCGTTGGTGATGGCGGCCATCAATCAGAAACCGCCGCTGGTTGTGCGCCGTGCACCTTTAGACGGCACCATTCATCAAATTGCGTTTGCGTTTTATGCCGATATCGGCCGTGCGGATGAGTTGGTGCGGCTCAATCCGCATATTACCCACCCTGCCTTTATCCGGCGCAATACGTTGGTGAATGCTTATGCAAAATAACAGTTATCAAAACACTATTGCCATTCGTGTCGGCGACCAAGAGCACCGCGACTGGGAATCTTACAGTATCGACAGTGATTTTCTGATTCCTGCCGATGCCTTTGATTTGACGGTCGGGCTGCATTATGGCGCAACCGAGATTCCGGATTTGTCGGGCGAAAGCTGCGAAGTGTTGATTAATGAACAGGTCGTAATGACGGGGATTATCGACAATCAGAGCGATGATAAAAGCAAGGGTCGCCGTGATTTGCGCTTGTCGGGTCGGGATTTGGCCGGCTTGTTGGTCGATTGCTCTGCGCCGCAGCTGAATGTTAAAGGCATGACGGTGTTGGCGGCGGCGAAAAAGCTGGTCGAACCGTGGCCGCAGATTGCCAAGGTGGAGCTGCGTGCCGAGAAAAACGAGACGCTGGATAAAATCGATATCGAGCCCGGTGAAACGGTATGGCAGGCGTTGACGCATATTGCCAACTCGGTCGGGCTGCACCCTTGGTTTACGCCGGATGGCGTGTTGGTTGTGGGTGGTGCGGATTACAGCAGCGAGCCGGTGGCAACCTTGTGCTGGAGCCGTGACGATAAACGGCGCAATGTGCAGCAGCTCAATATTGAGCGCGGCGTGGAAAACCGATATTCGGAGGTCACTTTTTTGGGGCAAAGCCATGCCAAACGCGGCGACAGCAGCAAGCATGATTTGAAGTGGGTGCATAAAGACCCGAGCATGAGCCTGCACAAGCCGAAAACGGTGGTTATCCACGATGCGGAAAATTTGGCTGCTTTGCAAAAGCAAGCCAAAAAGCAGTTGTCGGATTGGCGGCTGGAGGGATTCACGCTGACCATTACGGTGGGCGACCACAAAACGCAAAGCGGTGTGTTGTGGCAGCCCGGGCAACGTGTGCATGTGATTGATGAAGAGGAAGGCATTGATGCAGTGTTTTTCTTGATGGGTCGACGCTTCGGCTTGAGCCGCATGGATGGCACGATTACCGAGTTGCGCCTTAAAGAAGATGGCGTGTGGACACCGGATGCTTATCAGGCCAAAGCGGAAAAAGCTCGTGCCCGTAAGGGTAAGAAAAAAGGCGTGAGCGATAAAAGTAAACAGGCGGCTGCGAATAAGCGCACGCAAACGCGCAAAGCCCGCACAACGCGGCGCAAAGCAGCTAAGTCGAAATCTAAATTAAGCGGCGTGGCGGTATTTGAATGAGTTTGGCAAAAATGGCAAAACGTGTCGGGCAGACGGCGCGTGAAGTGGGTGATGTGGTGCGCGCGGCCTTTCGCGGCAAAATTACACTGGTGGTGTCGTCTGAGCCGGTGCAACGTGTGCAGTTGAGCGGTTTGGCCGATGAAACGCTGCAAGATTTGGAGCAGTTGCAAGAGTTTGGCTTTACCAGTGCCCCACCGGAGGGAACGGAAGCCATCGTGATTCCGCTGGGCGGTGCGACATCGCATGGTGTGATTGTCGCCACTGAGCATGGCAGTTTTCGGGTTAAGAATTTAAAGCCCGGGGAAACCGCGATTTACAGCAGCGAAGGAGCCAAAATCGTGATTAAGCAAGGGCGGATTATTGAAGCGGATTGCGATGTCTATAAAGTCAACTGCAAAAGCTATCAGGTGTCGGCCAGTAGTGGCGCAGCGTTTGACACACCCAACCTGAGTGCAACGCAGCAGGTAACGGCCGCAGGCCAAATCAACGGCAACGGCGGCATGGCCGTGCAAGGCGGCAGCGGCGCAAAATTTACCGGCAATGTGGAGATGGTCGGCGATTTGAATACCACCGGTGCGTTGACCAACAACGGTAAAGATGTGGGCAGTGGTCATAAACACACCGAAACCAATGGTGCGACAACAGGCGAAGTGGTTTAAACCGTTGTTAAAGGCCGTCTGAAAACCAGTATTTAAGTAATGCTTAATATCTGGTTTCAGGCGGCCTTTTTGCGCGTGCAGGGTTGAAAGGCCTTTGCTCTATGTGCTTATTTGTGATGAATAAAATGGCAGCATGGATAAAGAACTCGACACGCTAACCGGTGACTATACCGGCCGCACCATCGACAGCTTGAAAAACGCGGTTTATATCCGTCTGAAAACGCCTTTGGGCAGTTGGTGGGCGGATAAAAACATCGGCTCTTTGCTGCATTTGCTCGAGCGTGAAAAAGACCTTGAGCGCGTGGGCTTGTTAGCCAAGCAATATGCGGAAGAAGCCTTGCAGCCGATTGTGGATGACGGCCGTGCCGAACGCATTGAGGTGACGGCAGAACAGCCACACAACGGCATGCTGTATCTGAATATCAGAGTGGAGACGGTGGCCGGTGGTTTTGATTACCGCCACGGCGTGCCGGTTATTTAAAAAGGTTTTAAAGATGTTTCAGATTCCGACTTTTGAGGAAATCCGCGACAGTATTTTGCGCGACACACAATCCTTAGACCCAACTGCCGATATCAGCAGCGACAGCGACCATTTTGTCCACGCCAGCCGTTTGGCCAGCGTGGCCGTTGGCCAATATGCCCATCAGGCATGGATTACGCGTCAAATTTTTCCGGACACGGCAGATAGTGAATATCTGGAACGCCACGCCAATTTACGCGGTATCCGCCGCCGAAATCCAACCGGCTCTGCCGGATATGCGACAGGCAGCGGCGCGTTGTCAGGTGCTGTGATTGATGTTGGTTTGCAAATCAAGCAGGACGAGCGTTTTTTTGTTACGACCGAGCAGACTATTGTGCAGCCGGACGGCCATTATCGTGTGGCAGTTAAGGCGGTAGACAAAGGCCTGAATACCAATGTTTCAAAAGGCCAAGCGCAATTTATGGCTGCGCCTGCGGGTGTGCCAAGTGATTGTGTGGTTAATGCCGAAGGCGGCACCGATGCCGAAAACGATGCGTCATTGCTGAAGCGATTGCTCAGAATCATCCGGCATCCGCCTGCCGGCGGAAACATACATGACTATAAAGACTGGGCAGAACAGGTAGACGGGGTAGAAAGTGCTTATATTTACCCACTCCGGCGGGGCCTGGGCACGGTTGATGTCGTTATTACTACGGAAGGAGGTTTGCCAAGTGACGAAATCGTCAAAAATACACAAACCTATATTGACAAAATGCGGCCTGTCACAGCCAAAAGTGTCCTGGTCATGAAGCCATCTATCATCAGTGTGCCGGTGGTGGTAGGGGTGCGGCTTAGCGGTATCGATATTATTGAGGCGAAACAACGCATTCGGGAGTCATTAACAAGCTATTTCGCAGGGTTGGCTCCGGGGGAAGAGCTTGTTTTGTCTAAGATAGAAGCGGTCATTAGCAATATTAATGGCATTGCCGATCGCCGCATTACCTCTCCCACTAACAACCTTATTATCGATATCAGTAACCGTATGGATTGGTTTTTTTTAGGTGAAATAAATGTCACGGAAATTTAAATAATGGATTACCAAAAGGTTTTGTTGGGGTTGTTGCCCCCTGTGTCCTATGCGCGCAATACAAATCGCCATAGAGCACAGGCAAAAATTGACGGAGGGGTTTTAGATCAGGTATCGCGGTTGGCAGATAATGCATCAGCAAGCATTACCCCTCTTCTGGCAGGGCTCTTGCTGGTTGCTTGGGAGCGTCTCCTGGATATTGATGGTGTCGGCAAAAATTATCAGCAACGAGTAGCCAGGGTTGTATCTAAAATTAATGCGGTTGGCGGATTATCAATACCCTATTTTATACAATTGGCCGCGGCCGCCGGATACCGTATTGAAATTGAAGAGCCTCAACCCTTTCGTGCCGGTATCAATCGTGCAGGCGATGCTGTTGCCCCTGAGGATATTATTTGGACTTGGCGTGTCCATGTACAGAAGGAGAGTCAAAATATTTGGCGTTTTCGTGCGGGTGGCAGTGTAGCAGGCAGCCGCCTAACCGAATATTCTGACGATGTGATAGAGACTGTTTTTAAAGACTTAAAACCTGCTCATACTTGGGTTGGCTTTAGCTATGGAGCAACAAAATGAAAGAAATCAACACGCCCGATAAACGGTTTGTCGACGGTAACGGCCGTGATGTGTTGGGTACGGTAGTAACTGCTGATTGGCTTAATGCAGTGCAAGGCGAAATTGTTGGTTTGATTACTGGATTGAACGCCAAAGTTAATGGGGCAGTGCCAAACCAAATGTATCGTGCAATTGCAAACGCATTAGCAGAAAAAGCCAACGCCAACACCACCATCACCGCAGGCAACGGCCTCACAGGCGGCGGCAATCTGTCCGCCAACCGCACCATTGCCCTCGGCACCCCGTCAACCATTACCGCAACCAGCGGCAATACCGTGGCGGCCAGTTCACACAGCCATGCCATCGACAAGGCCAGCACAACAGCGGCCGGTATTGTGCAGCTTAACAATACCTTGACCAGCAGCGCAACCAACCAAGCGTTGACGGCGGCCATGGGCAAAAAACTGCAAGATGAAAAGCTTGGCAACAGCGGCAGTCAAACATTAGACGGCATTTTAATTTTTAACGACTACGAGCGATGGGAGAGGTGGCGCGCCACAACAAAATCAGGTTATTGGCGATTTGATATCTCCCCCGAAGGCGAGACTACGGATAACGGCATTAGATTTAACTATGTTTTCATCGGTGCCGACGGAAAAGAAAAAGGCCGTATTGCGTACAAGCAACCAAACGGCATTGAGCATGTTGCGTATCGGAGATGGGTTGAAGAGCAAATCAATGGAGCAAACCCAACTAACCGCAATGGCATCAATCTCGACAGCCAGACCACGCCATGCTTTTTTACTAACCCCGCCGCCTCAGCCCCATTGCCAGTCGGCGGAGACGTGGCCGGCATGGTTATCGGCTATAGAAATGACAGCACCCAAATTATCGCCTCAGATGGAAATATGTGGGTGAGAGGCAGTGATAAAAACCCCATTAGCAAGCCATCCGACTGGGGGAAATGGTCTACGATTTTAACTGACGGCCAATTATCCGATGTCGTAAACAGCTCCTCCAGTAGCACAGCGGCATCATCAAGAGCCGTCAAAACCGCCTATGACAAAGCTGTTAAGGCGGCCACCGCAACCCGCCGCAGCTACAGCCGCACCATTAACGGCACAGCATCCGGTCATACCGAACAAACCATGCGCGTCACAGGCGAGACGGTCATCAGTCCCGATGGCAGCGTTGTGCAGTATTTTCACATCAAGAATGCTAGGGTCTTTTGGTTTGATTTCGAAGAGGCTGCCGTCGGTTATGGGAATACTACTGCGGGGAGATTAATAGATATCGACTTATGGACAGCTATGCCCAATAAAGTCTGTTATGCCTCAATCCAATTTGTACGCGCCACCGATACGAATATA